GGGGAGCACATGACGGCGCTCGTGCGGCAGAACACGCCCATCGAGACGGGAGAGCTCCGCGCCTCGTGGGAGACGAAGATCGTCGTCGTACACGTCGGTGCGCGCGGCGAGTTGGTCTACGAGTCGGGCACCGAGACGGAGGTCGAGTACGTACTGTACGTCGAGCACGGCACCGGCCTGTGGGGGCCGAAGCACGCCCGCTACGTGATCCGCCCGCGTCGCCCCGACGGGTGGCTGCGCTGGATCGACCCCGACACGGGCCAGCCCGTCTTTGCACGTCGCGTACTACATCCTGGGAGCCCCGGCAATCACATGCTGGCGATAGGGGTGGCTCTCACGGAGCACGAGTTCGAGCAGTTCGCCCGCGCGCCGATCAGCACGTGCATGCGCGAGTTGGAGCGGCAGATCAAGCGCGCCCCGATGATCGTCGTGGGGAAGGTCTGATGCCCGCAGGGATGCGCCAGCGCGAAAAAGCGGTGTGCCCCGCCGGGCATCGGTACAGCGTAGGCGGTGCTGCCGCGTGAGAACGCGACGTGATGCGTTACGGAGCATGAAGCGATACATCGCCCTTGCTCTGCCGGACTACGAGGTGCGGCTGTGGGACGAGAAGGGCACGTTCCAGCGTCCGTTCGCAAGAGTCGCGCTCGTTGGGCCTGAGCTACCGACCGGGCCGAAGCAACACGCTGAGATCGTGCAGCCCATGACGATCCACGCCTACCCGCACGAGCAGGACACCATCGAGAAGGCGATCACCGAAGCCGAGGGCGTCGAGCAGTTGCTCTACGACGCGTTCCGGGTCGGCGTCAGCTACGACGATCCGCTGACGGAGCCTCGGGGGCTCGTGGCGTTTCCGCACCGGCCCGGCGGCACGCTCGGGCCGGGCTCGTACACGTACGTGGTCACGGCGGCGAACGCGGGGGGAGAGAGCGTCGCCTCAGACGATGTGGTCGCGGTCGTCTCGGCAGGGCCGGTGGACGGCAGGGTTGTGCTCGGCTGGTGGCGGGTGCCGGGCGCGACCGAGTACCGCGTCTACAGGGGGCTGAACGTGGCCGGGGCTCGCCTGATCGGCACCACGACGAACGTCGAGTTCGAGGACGTGGGCATCCCGCTCGGCGTTCCCGCCCCGCCCGCCACCGGCACCGGTACAGCCCGCGTGTCTGGGGCTCCGAACCGCGTGCCGCTGTACGACTACGACGGCATTGCCGACGAGTCTGGGTCGATCTACCGCGATCCCAGCGACTTCATCAGCCTCGTCGATCTGTCGATCAACGCGCTGCACGATCCCGTTGACGAGCGGCTGATCCACGTGATTGCGGACACGAGGATTGGCTGGCGTCGTCGCGGTCGAGTAGCATCTGGGACGAAGCTCGTGGACTCTGTGCGGGTCACAGACTTCGTCGGAAGCTAGGAGACAGGAGATCACGTGTCGCCACCCAGCGGGAAGCAGAGGCAGGAGGCGTCCGACACCGAGTCTCGCGAGCGCGAGGCAGCAGAAGTCGAGGCGCAGCAGCAGGCGGCAGAGAGCCGCGAGGCGTATCCCGACGATGCGGAAGGCCCGCCGCCGGAGGTCGAGAAGGGCGGCGAGACGGCCTACCTCACCGAGCGGATGATCGCGGACTCTCACCAGTTCCTCGGTGTCCCGTCCCACGTCGCGGCAGGCGCGCTGGCGGAGGTCACCGACGCGTACATCACCGTCAAGGACGCCAAGCGACTCGTCGAGAACTGGCTCGGCGAGAGCGGAGCGCAAGCCCGCATGAGCGCGGCGCGAGAGGAGCAGTAGGCGATGGCCGGAAGGTTCAATCCGTCGAGTCGCCCACGCCGGGCGGGCGCGTACTTCAACTTCGTCGGCATCCCGAAGGTGGTCGTACAGCCCGCGTTCGGGAGCATCGTCGCGGTGCCGTTCACGCACGATTGGGGGCCGGTGGACACGGTCGTCCCGGTCGATTCGATGGCGCAGTTCGACGCGATCTACGGCGAGACGTATTCGCCTGGTCGGCTCGCCGTCTTGCAGGCGTTCCGAGGCGAAGACCTCGACGGCGTCCTCGGCGCGGGCCGCGTGCTCGCCTATCGAATGGCAGGAACGTCTGCGGCGAAGGCGTCGCGCGTCCTCCAGAACACGACCCCAGCGACGGCGCTCACACTGACCGCTCGCTACGAGGGCACGAAGGGCAACAACTTTCGCGTCACCGTTCAGGACTACGCAGGCGACGCGACGAAGGACGAGTTGATCCTGTTCGACGGCTCGACCGAGATCGAGCGGTACCAGTACCCGAACACGGATATCGCCGACCTCGCCGCGCAGATCAACGGCACGACGCCGTACACCATCGCGACCCGCTCCGATTGGGTCACGGCAGTCGCGAACGTCACAGGCGTCGCGCTGACGCCAGTCTCGTCGGTCGCGTTCACGGGCGGAGACAGCGGCTCGACGCTGCTCGCCGCCGACTGGACAGACCTGATGGCGAAGCTGGAGGTCGAGCGGTTCTCGATCCTGGCTCCGTTTGATCTCACCGACTCGACGATCCTCGCGTCGCTCAAGACATGGGCCGTCGGCCAGAACGACAAGGGTAAGCGGTTCATCGTCGTCGTCGGAGGCGCGCTGAACGAGCTTGCGGCGGCGGCAATCGCCCGTGCCGCGACGCTCGCGAGCGAGCACTTCATCACGCTCGGGATCGGCTCTGTCCGAGACGACCTCACGCTCGATGCGACGGACACGCCGGTCGTGCTCAGCACGTCGCAGCTTGCGCCTCGGGTCGCAGGCATCCTCGCCCAGCGTGGGAACACGCAGTCGCTCACGTTCGCGCGGTTGCGCGGGCTCGTGATCCTCCAGGGGCCGACCGAGCAGAACATCCTCGACGCCTACGACGCCGGGATCGTGACGCTCGCGCGCGACTCCGACGTGGACGCGCCGGTGCGGATCGAGGCCGGGCTCACCACCTACACGGTGAAGACCGACACGAACAAGCCGTACGCCATCTTCTCGCAGCCGAAGTTCGTCCGCACGATGGGCGACATGGAGGTCGCGCTCACCGAGAGGTCGCAGCGGTACCACATCGGGCGTCTGCCGGTGAACAACAAGACGCGCGAGGCCATCGTCGGCGACGCGATCAGGCTGCTCCGCGCCTACGAGGAGGCCGGGGCCGTGCAGCCCGCCCCGGATGGCTGGTCGGTGTCGCTCCCGCCCGGTCAGTCCGACGACAACAGCTACGTGGACGTGGAGATCGGCATGAAGTTCGGTCGCTCGCTGGAGCAGGTCTTCTACACGGTCAGGGTCGGCTAGACCGCCCGGAAAGGGGACTGAAGGGAAATGCCACCTGTAGCAGCACCGATCTCGGTCAGCGAGGCGCTGTGGCGGTACGGCGGCATGTACGGAGCCGCCTACCGCGACGGTCGTCTGCTCTCCGAGGTCGTCGAGGTCACGGGCGCGGTCGAGATCGGTCGGATCGAAGTCCCGCTCGTCGGCCAGACCAAGCAGGGCTACAAGCCGGGCCGCGAGACGCGCGAGGGGACGCTCCGCATCCAGAAGATCGACACCTCCTGGGAGTTGGAGGTTCGGGAGTTCCTCGCTACGTCGCTGGCCCAGCGTCGAGCGAACCGCGATGCGGGTGTGCCGAATCAGCGCCCGTTCTCGCTCCAGATCGAGTTCGACGATCCCGATGCGCTCGGGATCGAGAAGTGGCAGCTTGACGGCTGCCTGCTCTGGCGGATGCCGCTGGGCTTCTCGATCACCGACGACATCGTGGATCGCGAGTTCCCTCTGACGTGGGAGGTCGAGACTCCGCTCTACGCGTTCAGGCGCACGACGACGGCGGCGGGCATGCCGGGTGCTCAGTACGAGGGCGAACTCGGCGTCCCGATGTAGAGGTAACCGGTGGCTGCTATCGACCACGAGCGCGTCCTGCTCGGGCTCAAGGCCCATATCCGCAGCAAGCGGTCGCACGGGCAGGACGAGCTTCTCCAGATGATCGCCGATCTGGAGGTCGGGAGTCAGCTACCGGAGGGGCAGGAGGGCTTCGACCGCCGCCCCGTGCCGCGCCGGGCACACCGGAACGGCGACGAGCAGCACGAGCACGACCCGCTCGACCTGGTCGAGCGCGACAGGGCCGCTGTGTCCTGAGCCGCTAAGCCGCTCGGGACAGATGCCTACCGCACCCACCCACTAGCTCAGGAGGAGCTATGGCAGAAGCAACACGCGCCGACCTTCGGGGCGGCGTCACTCCCGAGGAGGCCGAGGTCGCACAGGCGGCAACGGCGCAGACGCGCCCGCCTTCCGTGGACAGGCTCGCAAGCGAAGGCGGGCACGCTCGGGTGACCGACGGCGAGAAGTCGGAGGCGCTCGTGTGGTTCCTGAGCGCCGAGGACGACTACTCCGACGCGCTCCCGACGAAGACGCTGGAGATCAACGTCGCACCGGCGGGTAGCCCCGAGCGGTTCATCCCGTGGACGATCAGGGCCATCGACCAAGACGAGCTTCTCGCGATCCGCCGACAGGCCGGGGGCAGCCGCGAGCAGCGACGGCGTGCAGCTTCGGCGGGGCTCGGGGGCGACGTAGACCCGACGCTCGCGAACCTGCACATGGTCGTCGCAGCGACGGTCGATCCAGACCTGCGAGCGGCGGCAGTCGCGAAGGGCGTCACGACCGATCCCGCCTACGTGCTCAAGCACCGGCTCGCGCACAAGCCGGGCCTGATCCAGCAGATCGCCGCCGAGGTGATGTTGTTCTCGGGCTTCGACGACGAGGACGTGCGCGACGCGAAGGAAGTGCGAGCGGCGGGAAACTGATCCGTGCGGGCGGGGAGGCACGCGTGCTCTACCTGGCGTGGAGGTACGGGAACGAGAACCCGTACGCGCTCTACAACCTCCTCGATGGGCGTTACGTGCCGTGGGGCGGCGGGGAGCCGATGCCGCCCCCACACCCCGCTCGCCTCGTCGCGTTTATCTATGGCTGTGCCGAAGTAGCGGCGGAGGAGGCGCGGATGCTCGCGGGCGCACAGGCTGGGAGGAAGGTGTGAGGCGAGTCCGGTGGCAGCACATCCGGTGGCTGCTGCTCGCCTCCTGCTGGGCGTATCTCGTCTACGACAATCACGACTCGGCGATCCCCCTCGCGGCGCTGATCGCGTACGTGGTCGTGTGGATGACACTGATCCGGCTCGGGTCGGGACGGTGGCCGTAGATGCCAGCTACCGCTGAGGGGGTCTTCCGCCTAATCGACAGGGCGAGCCGCCCGCTCCGGCAGATGAAGCGGCAGGCGGATCGCACGAATGCCGCCTTCGCGCGGCTCGCCCTGACGATGGACACCGTCGGCGGCGACCGGCACATCCGCAACCTTGAACAGACCGAACGGCGCCTGCGCGGCGTCTCTCGCGCGGAGCGGCTCGTCACCGGCGACACGGATCGCATGGGCGCATCGTTCCGCCGCACCCGCCGCGACACGGACGGGCTGTGGGCGAGCGTCCGACGGCTCGGCGCAACCCTGATCTCGCTCACGAAGATTCTCGGGCTGTTCAAGTGGCCCGCGATCATCGCCGCCGTCGGCCTGCTCGTACAGGCCGTTGGCGCGCTGTCGGGAGGGATCATCGCGCTCACCCCGAGAGTCGCCGATCTTGCGGGTGTGCTCGCGCCGATCCCGGCGGTGCTGACCGGAATCATCGGCGGCGTCGTCACGGCGAAGCTCGCCTTCGCCGATCTCGGCAAGGCGCTCGGCGGCAACGAGAAGGCGCTCGAACGGCTGACCCCTGACGCGCGCAGGCTCGTGGACACGCTCAAGCTCTACGGCCCCGTCCTCGACCGGCTCAAGCGGGCAGCGCAGGGCGGCATCTTCGGCGGCGTGGACTTCGCGATCCGTCGCCTCCAGCGCGGCGTACCGACGGCGGAGCGGCTGTTGTCGATGTTCAGCAGAAGGCTCGGGTCGCTCGCCCGCACCGGCGCGCGCCGGATCACCGATCCCCTGTTCCTGCGCGACTTCGAGGCGCTCGGCCAGCAGGGCGGCGTGGTTCTCGACCGGATGGTGCGCAGCGCGCTCAACCTCGCGGACGCGCTGCTGCACATCGGGATCGCAGCGAGGCCGTTCACGCGCTGGTTGACCGAGACTGTCTTCGGCTGGACGCGCTGGGCTAGCGCCTCCGCGCAGGCCGCACGCGACTCGGGACGGATGGCGACGTTCCTCCAGCGCACCCGTGCCGCCCTGACCAGCTTCGGACGCATCCTCCGCGACACCTGGTTCACGCTGCGCAACCTCGGGCGCGCGGCGAGGCCGCTCGGCGACGACCTGTGGCAGTCCGCCGAGCGCGCGACCGCCGGGTGGCGGCGCTGGTCGGCGCAGATCGGCAACCGCGTGCGGCTCGTGCAGGACTTCAACGCGATGCGTGAGGCGATTCACGAGATGGTCGGGCTTGTCGGCGATCTCGGGCAGGCGATCTGGCGGATGGGCACCTCGCCGGGGCTCGCCGGGATGGTCAGGCAGCTTCGCGGGCTCGTGCCGGTGCTGGAACACGTCCTCACGGTCGTGACGCAGGCGTTCGGCCCGCCGATCATCGAGGCGCTCGTCGCGCTCGGGCGCACCCTGGAGAACCTTGTCGGTGCGACCGGCCCGCTCACGATCCTGCTGACGTTCCTTTCGCGCACCCTGAACGCAATCAACGGGCTGATCGACCGCTTCCCGATTCTCGGACAGGTGATCTCGGGCGCGCTCGTTGTCCTCGGAATCAACATCTTCATCCGCCGGGTGCAGGCGCTCGCCGGGTCGTGGTGGGGTGTCGCCGCTGGAGCTACGGCAGCCGCGCGCGCACAAGGGATCGCGACCGGCGCTGGCATCGCCGGTGGTGTCGCGGGAGGAGCGGCGGCAGGTGCCGCAGGTCGAGGCGGACTGCGCATGTTCGCTGCGACGACAGCGTCGGCGGTCGCGCTCGGAGGCGTGCGGGGAGGGGCTGGCGCGCTCGGCGGAGGCGCTCGCGCGCTCGCCGGTGGCGCGCTCCGCGTGGGCGGCAAGATTTTCCTTCCGGCGGCAGCGGTGATGGCCGCGTTCGATGCGATCACCGCCCGTCGCGAAGGCAACGTCGGCGCGCGGACGTTCCAGACCGGCTCAGCGATACTCTCGGGCGCGACGTTCGGGTTGATCCCGCGCGTTCTCACGGGTACCGAGCAGATGGAGCGTCGCGAGGCGGCGCTGCTGCGCGGCAGAGCCCGAGTCGATTGGGACACTGGCCGAGCGACGCGAGTCGCCGGTCTACCCGAGCAGCTTGCGATGCGCACCGCCCGCTTCGGCGGTGCAGAGCCGCGCACCCGCCGCGACGTGGTCGGCCAGATCAGGGTCTACGAGCAGCATCTCCGCCGAGTGAGCAAGCTCGAATCCGATGCCGGTCGCGCGTACGCGATGCAGGTCGAGGCTCGTCTCACGGCGTTGCGGCAGGTGAACGCGCAGCTACAGCAGCAGGCCCGGTTCGAGCGGCAGGCGCAACGGGCGCGGCAGGCCCGTAGAGACATTCGCCAGGCCGAACGGATCACGACGGGTCTGGGCGAACGCTTCAACCGCGTCGCGGGGCAGCGTGGCATCGAGGCGGCGATGATGGACACCGCCGCTGTCACCCAGCGTGCGATGACGACACTCGGACGCACAGGGCGGCTCACGCTGGCGAAGAACGTCATCCGTTGGGCAGACGAAGCGCGCAAGCAAAATCCGGCGCTCCAGGACGAATACGAGAAGCTGACGAAGGGGATCACCGACCGGTTCAAGGCGATGGGGCAGAGCGTGATCGTCTGGAACGGACGCATCCTCACGAACTCGCGCCGCGACTGGAAGGCGATCCGGGGGGCACTCGTCAGCGAATCGAACCTTGCCAGGCTTGGCCTTGCCAACAACTTCCGCGAGATCACCGCGATGGCCGTCGCGCAGCTACAGGCGATGGGCTTCACGCGCTCGCAGGCGGGGAACATCGCCGCCCGCGCCGCGCAGGGCAAGAGCACCGCTCGGATGGAGGACTTCTACACCGGCGGCAAGCCGAACGCGCGCGGGGGACGTATCGGCGGTGTTGGGAGCCGCGACACCGTGAACGTCGCTCCCGGCCACATGGCTGCACCCGGCGAGTTGGTCGTCAATCGCCACCAGGAAGCAATGGCGAATCGGATGCTCGGCATGTT